TGCACATTTATTTGAAATATAAGGACTTATCTTTTCATAGTATTTTAAGTAGACCGGTAGCAATTTTGGAAATTTTGGCTCTTAGGGATTTTTGTGATACATTTTTAAAACAAACACCTTATATTATTAAAAATAAATTTAAAGTAGCGGAGTTAGGTAAGGCAGCGAATACTTTGTTAGCTATGGCATCCTATATTAAAGAGAATAGAGAAGGGTTACCCAGACCATCTCCAGTTTCTTTATTATTCCATGGTGCTACGGGAATAGGTAAAACTTATTTAATGCAAGCGGTAATTCCCAGGGTTTTGTCAGAGAGGTTAGGTAAGAAAATTTCAACGTATAATAAGAATCCAGAATCTCAATATTGGGACAGTTATGACTACCAAGATATTGTTATTTTTGATGACATAGGGGCTAAGCAAGATCAAGAAGATTTGAAAGATATATTACTCTTAGATGGGAATAATCCATTAGGGCTTAACATGGCAAGTATAAATGATAAGGGCAAAATGTTTATTTCTCCTTTCCTTTTTTATACAACAAATTCTCTCCATATCCAAAGTTCAAAACAGTATACTAATAGGGAAGCAGTAGATCGTAGGTTATATAGGAATGCGTACACTGTCACTCTTAGGAAGGATTTTGAAAAACCTGATGGCACCATAGACAAGCATAAGATAGAGGGGAAAACTCCAGATGAAGTCTATCAATTCACCAAAATAGAGAGAGTAAGAACCAATGGTGGTGAATTAGCACCAGAGCAGACTAGATTATGTTCTTTTAAACAGATTCTCCAAGATATTGTTTATCAATATTATGATAATTTGAAAACAACACCAAAAGTTCATGAATCTCTAGTCGGAGAAAGTTCAAGTGGTAAGTACAAGGGTATGGATCTATCAGGTTTATTGGAAGAAGAAGAGACAGTATCAGGTTTTAAACAGCAAGGGGGTTTTTCTGATTATTTTAAAGATGTTTTCACAAAAAGAAATATCCCAGGGTGTAAAGATGGTAGCATGAATCAAAATTTTAGGAATGGTGATCAAAGGGCAAATGCTGCTTTTGCTAAAAAATTTAGTGAGAGTGCTATTTATTTTGGTAAGATGTACGCTGCGTGGGGTCGTAAAGAACTTTATTATGATAGCACAAATAATTGTATGGTTGATTTAACAGCAAATAAGTACTTTGAATTGGGTTTAGAAAGATTAGAAGATAGGGTTTCTAATGTAATAATGTTTGCGTCTTCAAGCACTGACATGGATAAGTATGATTCTGAATTTTTCAAGTTTGTATTAAAGTCAACGGGGTTGTTTCCAGATATTACTTATGCTAGGGAATTGTGGGAAAATTCTGACGTAGGTTATAATTGGTTAATGAGATGGGCTGAAATAGGTGAGGATATGCACAATTTAACAGGTGATTTTGGAGGGGCAACTTTTACTGATAGGTTGGCATCAAATTTTAAAAGAGGTATTAGAGGTATTAGTGTGATTTGGAGTGATGTGAATGATTTAATACATGATACTATGAATTATCAAAATGATTTTATAATGAGGTTGTGTAGGTTTATTAATTATATAAATTTGATTTTAATTATGGTGGTCGCTATTCAAATTTCAACTATTTTGGTAGGTGATTTAAGTTATATTAAAGAAAACATTAAACAGATGATGGGTTTAGATAGGAATCCAGATGAAACCTGGATGTTTGAAAATAAGTTAAAACGTAGGAGAAGTCATTTAAAACAGTGTGCAGAACAAGACATAGATAAGAGGGGTAGTGTTAGGGCCGTAACAGCTGAAGCTATTAGGAAATATGATTATCAATATGAAGATAAATTAAGTGATAGGTATGATAAGTACTTTCCCTCGGGTGAAGAAGGTAAGATGTATAGCCCAGATGCAAGAGATGGGACTACTAGAGTTAGGAAGGGAGTAAGATTTTTCCCGGGTAAGGTTAAACCAAAACATAATTTTTCAGTAGAACAAAATTCAAGTGATATTCATTCTAAGGTCTCAAGTAATTTAGGTAAAATAACTAACCATAGAACTTTAAACACTCTTTACGTTCTGGTAGTAGAAGGCAGTATTATACTCCTCCCTAACCACTTCTTTAGAACATCTTTAGAAGGAGATTTCTGCCAAATTGAGTTCCCTCAAAGAGGTTTGAAATTCGATTTTACAGTCAACTTTGATAATATATTACCAATTAATATGACTGAAAATCTAGGTGATGGAGTTTGGAGTGATCCCACAGATCATGATGTTGCTTTTTACTCACTAGGATTTGCACTGAGTGGTTTTAGATCTTTAAGGAAAAATTTTATTAAACATGAACATATAGATAGGGTTAATCAACAACCGGGGTCTAGGATAACACTTTCTAAAGAAAATGGGTATAGTATGATTCAAACTGTTAATAAATGGAATATTACTAGTGCAATAGTATCAATAACTTTAGCAGATGGTAAGGAAAAAAATGGTCCAGTATAGTGATAGAGTTTGTGGGGGTATACCTGGGGAAGTAGGAATGTGTGGTGCTCCGTATTTGGTTAAAAATACAGCTTACTTTGGTGATACTAGTGTCATAATGGGAATACATCAATTTGGCACTAAAAGTACAAGTGGTGGAGGATTTGTCACTCAAGATATGATCCAATACGCCATTGATCATTTCAATCCGATTACCAGGGTAAATGAAGTTGTTGACAATGATGATACAGTTTTACATCAACAAAATGGATATTTTAAACCAGAAAATACAATGCACTATACAGGTATTAGGTGGGCTAAAGATCATGAAACTTGTTTTAATTTTGGTAAGACAGCAATTCATAAAAGTCCTTTATTTGGTTTATTTCCTCAAACTCATGAAAATTCCGTTTTAGATTCCTTTGATAAAAGACTATCCGATCCTAAAAATTTTGATTTCCAAATGATAAATAAGACTAATAAACCCTATGAAGCAAGATTTCCTTTAACAAAAGAAGTAGTGAAAAAGGTTAAAAAATTTTTAGTTGATACTTGGTTAGAATGCACTCCAATTAGGAAAGTGGGTGTTTTGCCGATTTATGATGTTGTGAATGGTTTTGATTCTGGTAATTCAACAACTTGGACCAGAGAAACAGGCTTATTAATGAATAAGAGCCCAGGACCAATTTATAACAAGGTAGGTAAAGGTAAATATCCGTTTTTCGATGAAGAGATTCTGGATGAGAGTCATTTTACAATTTCCGAATTGAAAAATGACCCTTATCTTGAGCCTCGACCAGGGCTGAAAGTATATACACCAAAGTCAGCTCTAATTGACCGTATAGATTATCGTCTGGACTTAGCTTTGAAAGGACTAGTTCCAGATGATTCTTTTTGCGGTGATTCTATCAAGGATGAACTAAGAAAACTTTCAAAAATTGTTAGTGGTAGTAGCAGGGTTATTAATTTTTTCCAAATAGATTACATGATTTTATTTGCTCAGTATTTTGGTTCCTTTAGATTATTGTATTCCGATCCTCAAAATGCAGGTCCCAGATTGTTTTCAGCTTTAGCATGTGATGATACCCAATTGTTTCCAATTTTAGGTTTGCAATTAGAAAAGTGTAAGAGGGTTTTTGGTATAGATTATACAGCTTACGATAGTTCCATTCCTCCTATCCTTCATGAACTTATGGTAGATGCAATAAATGATTGGTATACTATTCATGGTGGCACCGAAGAAGATAATAAAGTAAGACGAGCTCTATGGTGGGAATGTGTACACAC